AACGATCATATTGTTAGTCTCACCTGTTTGAAGATTTTTCATTTCGTACAACGGCATAATATTATTTCCTGTTTGATCAATCTATATAGAGAGAAACGAGCCTCTTGATTGAGGCTCATCCCAGATCTGGATCACCCCCTTAAACGCGTTTCTACTTGTGAAATTGCGCAATCTAAAAATGATTGCCGTTTAGCAATTTTGTAAGCAATTTCTTTTTTACCTCTCTTTTCTAGTTTTCGAATATAATGTCCAAGTTCTCGTGAATCTTTTTTTAATCTTTCTATTTGATTGGATTCGACCATAAGCATTTCCTTATCTAAAATTATTCTTGGATCATGATCATTCTTGGATCAACTCTGGGAATACCTCCTTTACCAGGGTTTTAGTCAATCCTTTCACAGGGGACTTTTTGTTTATCATAGATACTAATATCTCAGCATCTTTGGGGTGTACCGCCTCGAGCATGTCAATGAACATGCGTTCGCGACGAATGGGATTAAGTTTGCTACTTTCTTGCAGACCTTTAACGTAATACTTAAAGGTACGATGTTGTCTCAGAAGAGACGAGGGAGGTGTTTCGGGATTGTTTGGTGTGTATGGTGGAGTTCCAGTTGGTAGATTCCACTGAATGTTATTATCAAACGTACCCCTTAATACATCCAATAGAGGCATTATTTCATTTGATTTTAATACTGTTATTCTATCTTTCTTGGTCTTAGCTTTCTCAACCTGATCAAGAATTTCATACACTTCAAGTTTCTTAGCATGAATTGCCATAATGTTTCACCTTAATTATATATTATGTTCTAACGAGCTAAAGCTATTTTACACAAATATTCCAAATTTGTCAAGCGTTATTATCTACAAGTATTATGTCGAATGTTGCGGACACAGTTGCTTGTTGTGCCGCTATGCAGTCTACTCTTATATCAGTCTTCTCATTAATTTTTATTGGTACAGGATACTCAACAATGACATTCTGCCCCCCGGCCGCATAGAATCTACCCTTGATTCGAAAGATACCACCATCAGTAATTTCCTTTGTCATCACACTATACTGCATCGCAGAGTTGGTTGATGCCTTGTCAGAACCTAGTTGCAACTTCATCAAGTATCCAGTCTTACCAGCAGGGATGGTATAAACTGACATGAGTGTCTGATTATTATCTTCTATGATCTTCGCAACAACTGTACTACTTAGACTCATTGTCACATCAGCGTCATTGTTAGTGTCCACCATGTATGCACGAAAGATACGAGAAAATGTTTTAGTACCACTTGCACCAATCGCAACTGTCTCACTCTGTGCGTTATACGAAGCATCTAATCCTTCGATATAAACATTCGCACCTGCGTTCGAACCAGACGCGACCGCAACAACACTGTTAGCGGGATATGGATACACAGTTGTGCCAGAGTTACCGTCCCAGATAGTTCCTGCCGTTATATCACCATCCGATGCACCAAACTTGTTAATATGACCATACCCGTCTACGAGACCAGCAGCGATAGGAATGTTAGATGCAGAACCCGATGTGTTCAAAATGTTGCCATCTTTATCCGCTAACATGACCACTTCATGTACATCCGAATTAGATGTGTTGAAGTGTTCGTTACGATGTGCAGAATACTGTGCCATTATTTATCCCTGAGTCTAGGCTCTCGCCTATTATAGTGTTGTGTAACAATCGCTAAGTTTTCAGGATCGTTGTTTAAAGGGTTATTATCTTTGTGGTGTACATCCATCTCATCAGTAAGATCCTTGCGCCCTCGCAGTTTCCTCCTTGCAGCATTACGTGCTGTTCTACGTTCTACTTGGTCTGGGCGCGAATGATAGTCGGCGTATTCTTTTGCGTAGTCTCGTTCTTCTATAAAGGCTTTAAATGAAATCATTACCGGATCTGTCTTTTTTTCTCTGCTTCGATCCACTTCTTCGCCTTAGAGTTATCGGGTGGTGATTTCGTAAACTTAACAGCATCACGATAAGCACGAAGAGTTTCAGATTTATAATCTTTTCCGGTAGTATTATCGACAACCAGAAAATTCTTCTTACCGAACATCGTCTGAAACGCGCCTATGTTCGCCTGGACGCTTTTCCAATATTTCTGCACTTCTGCATCGGGAAGTGATCGATCGCGCTGCCTGTTGCGTTCTAGAGCGGTCTCAATGTCTGTATTGACAAGAATCATTGCGACATCGTACCCAATGTCTTTGAGTTTCTTTGCCTGCCCTTTAACCTTCTCAATGTCTTTTCCAGTACCATCGATGACCAAACCTAAACGACCATCTATATATTGTTGTTGGCGTTTCCCTGTCAGTTTCTGAGCACGACCTCTTATCTCTTGACCCTGAACAGAGAATATATTATCAGGATTCATTTCGATTCCAGCCTTTTTCATAGCCGTTTCGAAAGCATCATCAGAGTTAACAATCTTATAACCAAGTGATGTCAACCCTGTTTTACCAGCGATGAACGACTTACCAGAACCAGGTCCGCCCGCTAGGAAGATTGCTTTAAATATGGCGGGGTCATTGACACCCTCGGCAAGATGTTGTTTAAATGATATCATTGTTAGATTATCTAATTGTCTTAATTAATATTATTTATACTTTTAATACTTCGAACAATTACTTTGGTAGGTGTTTAGCGTGAATTTTACAACCAATGAAAGCGTTATAATAATCGTCTCTCAACAACACATCTTTGTCAAATTGTTCTTTGGCTTCAAAGTAAGACATCTCGCCTTTCGTGTTACAAAGTCTCAATATCGTTCTATTATATATGCTATCTGAAACAGATATTTGTTCTTTTAAACGTTCACTACTACCATGGTATGTACGCCAATCGCTCTCTACGAGCGTCTTCTTGCGTCTCTTGCGTGTTTTGGTGACGGGTAAGATCTTACTACGCCAGAAGCCTTTCTTACCAATATATTTCATACCGGTGTCAGCCTCCTCTATCAGATACACAAAACCCACCAGAGAATTTAATTCCTCTTCGGTGGGTTCATAGGGTTGATCGTTGTAATACCAAGTCATAAAAGTATGCTAGGTTACCGATTCCCACTGGGCTTCGATACCACACATTGGGCAATTTGCTGGTTTTTCTTCGTCGTCAGTGACAGTTAACTCGACATAGGTATCACACATCGGGCATTCTAATTCGTATTCGTATTCATCCATTTTTTAACTCCTTATTTTTATGTATATTTGAGGTTATTTATCCCGACGCATGTTCTTTTCCCCAACCCCAATCACCTTCCATACCCACTACTGAATATTCGGTGACTCGCTTCTCAAAAAAGTTATCGTGTGATGCCCCATTAAGCACCCAATCTAACCACGGAAGAGGGTTGTCTTTTTGTCGAAACTTAGTACGAAGACCGAGTTGAAGTAAACGTCGATCAGCAATATGTCTTATATATGCTCGCACTTCTTCCTTGGTCAACCCTTGTACTTCGTTGCCTTTGAATGCAAGATTGATAAACTTATCTTCGAGTGTGACAGCGTTCCTAGCCATTACATAGATCTTTGACTTGAGTTCATCGTTGACAATACGAGGATGTTCTTCGCAGAATGTTCGGAACAGTTTCGCGTTACCTTGCACATGTAAAGTTTCATCACGGATCGACCATTCGACAATCGTACCCATACCTTTCATTTTACCGAAGCGTTGGAAATTCAACAACATTACGAATGATGCGAACAAGGACATGCCCTCGTTGAATACTGATTGAGCAAGCGCAAGGGCGAGACCAGACTGAGTTGAACAGTCACCATTCGACATGAAATCGACCTTATCAGCCATCTCCTTGATTTCCATGAATTTGCCATACTCTTCGTCGGGTAAGCCCAAAGTATCGTTCAGAAGCGCGTAGGCGCGCTGGTGGACTGCTTCTCGACCAGCAAACGACGAAAGCATGTTGCGCACTTCGTTATTCCTAAACTTAGGTATTAACAGTTCGTGATAGTTCTCACCAACCTGTACATCACTCTGTGTGAATAGTCTCAACACCTGAGTGATAAAGTCTTTCTCATTTACAGATAATTTGGTTTTCCAATCCTGCACATCTTCTGACAGTTCCGCTTCGTCTTCGATCCAATGAACCTCTTCATGTTTCTTAGACAATTCAACTGCCCACGGATATTGAAACGGTTTATAAGTTTGAGAAAACTCAAGTAACGACATTAGTATTTCCTTTATAATCTCTGATTTCAGTTAATTTCATATAGTAAAACTTTCTCCACAACCACATTCTGCTTTGATGTTGGGGTTGTTAAATTCTAATCCTGCGTTTAATCCGTTTCTGGTGTAATCAACTTCACTGCCGTCTATGTAGACTAAGCTCTTTCCGTCAACAAAGATATCTATACCTTTGTCTTGGAAGATATTATCCCACTCTTGTTTTTCATCAACGGGTTCTACAATATACGCATAACCAGAACAACCAGTGGATTTTACGCCAACACGAATACCGATACCTTTACCGCGTTGTTCGATAAAATTGGATATATGTTCAGAGGCTGACTGTGTCAACGTTATCATGTTTGCCTCTATAGTCCTTTATTGCCGCTTTGATCGCATCTTCTGCAAGGACACTACAGTGGATTTTGACTGGGGGAAGACAGAGTTCTTCTGCAAGTTGGGTGTTT